GAACATGCGCGTCGTCAAAACTAAAAGGAACCTGAACCCTTTGGGGTAACAGGGCGAAACTTAGTTTCCCTTTTAGTTCCAATCTAATTTCTTAGAAATTAGGTTGGGGACACTTTTATTGAGGATATCATCCCAGGTTTCAGTTTCTCTGAAACTGATATTGGACGGGTCATAAGACCCGAGGTTTACCTTCAAAGAAGGTAAACCCCTTTCCAATTGTTCCCTGAGAGTTTCCTCTAACATTACCAGTGTTCCGTCTTTGAAAACGAATTCACCATGTTCGTCTCTTGCGAAACGAACTGTTGATTCGTCAACATTGATAAACTTTGGCTTAGTCAAATTATCAAAGTTGACAGTACTTAGTACTGTTTCGACGAAATTTTCTGGTATTTTATACTCCGGATCAAAGATTGAATCCCATAGAGATGCATATCTTTTTTTCCAAGGAGTAGTATTAAATACAGAATTAGTTGAATTACTAAGTAATTCATTAAACACAACTCCTCTAAGAGCGAGTTCTATTACTGATTCTATTTCTAACCAGCCTTTTCTTTTGGCTTTCGTAAATACTTCTCTAAGAGGGGCATTTTCGTCTAATCCAATAACAGGCCTTAGGTTATTTATATCATAACTTTCGCGATTCTCAACACTAGACACTAAGTGACTATTGGTTACAAATGTTTTTACATTTGTAGCACGACTAACATCATTAGATGTAAATCGTTTAAGTTCACGAACAGTTATAGGTGATATGTCCTCAGAGTTTAATAGCTTAGCTATTATTTGTTGAGTAGGTAACGGACAATTCAAAACTGCGTTTTGAAGTTCTGTCTTACTTAGATATAAATCTAAGCCTCCCAAATTCTGAGGAAGTAAAACCTGATTGAATAGTTTGGTACCTTCCTTAGGAAGGTAGTGCAACATTCTACGAATGAAGCGACTTCTTACCATAGCTACCCATTTTGGTTTAAAGACATCAACATTCAACCAACGTAAAGTTCGTCCCAAGGACTTAGCTTTTCCAATGGCAATGTTTCGATCGTCTTTAACTTCTATTGCTTTAGATATTGGTGAAAGTAATCGTACTTTCACAGAATCTACAAAGATTGAATCTTCATAGTCTTGAGTCGTTTTATTGATCTGCCAAGTTTTCTTGGCTAGATCCTTATTTTTAAAAATAAGAAACTTCTCACAATATCTAACCGCATAATTAGAAACTCCGTGTTTAGATAAAGAGATCTTAGATCCCAATTTCTTTTGGTGTGATGTGATCAAATTTAAATAGTCCAAAGGACCTATTGCAATATGATCATCACCACCCACGGAGAAACAGCGCCAAGAGGTTTTAATAGGACCTTCAGGGATTTCTAAGAAATCTCTGATGGCCATTTCTTCTGCTACTAGACTTTGTAAAGTCAAAATAGCTTTAGTCATGGGTTCTCCCATCATTACACCTCTGATTGCTGTAAACTGAGATTCCGTACGACCATTGGTCATATGAACTTCTCTATTAGAACATATGAGCTCTATTGCCAATTTAACTAAGTTATTTTGGCTTAGTACCTCTAAACCTTCGGTAAATCCTTCAAGCAAAGCTCGAGCGATCCACCTAGGTGTTCTGTCAGTGGCTTCTTCAAGATCCGACGAGAGAACATAGTTCTCTCCCAGCTTACCTTCTTTGAAGGTGCTGCAAACTTGGTTAATATAAAGCCAAGCTTGGTCGGCTCTTATTAGACCGTTAACGGCCGATGGGTGTGATCTTAAGATCTCTCTCATCATGTTTCCTGTGGTTTGTTGTAAAACAACATTCCACCACTTTGTAGTGGTAACCGTTCGTGCTTTTGCACCTGGTTCAGGAACCATTATGGCCCTTGTCGGAATACTCCGGAGTACATTTGTTCCTTGGATAAATCCATCCCGGACAGCTGCTAAATAAGCACATGCAACTACTTGATGGCCCAAGGCCTCATCGTAGCCATACCTTGCATCATTATGGACAAACATAGAATCCTCGGTCTTCACAAGAAGACCCGTTCCTAGTTTGATTTCTCCAAATTCTCCTCTAGCCCGAACGTCATTGACAAAGTCAGACGCTCGATACCACGTTTTCCATCTTTTTACGCCTTTAGGGGTAAAAAGTTTGACACTATCAAAGATAGTGATGGTTTCGTCGGTATCCGGTGCAAAGTCTAGGTACTGTTTTAATTCTTTAAGAATTATTTCAGCCCTTCCACCTTCGAGTATTGAATAGTCGAAGTCACCGGCTCTAGAAAGAGAAATATGGCAATCAGCAGTGGGAAAAGAAACTTTATTGTCGGACATAATCCGCAATATTTTCCTAGCCACTTTTGCAGATGTATGTTTAACCTTATTGAAATATTCTTGGTCCTCTAAGAAGACCGAAGTTACCGTTTTTTGGAACTTCATAAGAGAATTTTCAATAGTTTTTCTTCCTGCAGCAGGCATTTGTCTACTGGAGGTTAGGTGAGCTAACTTAGTTAACGCACCTTTGGTTTTGTCAGCGATTAATTCTTTGAATAAATCGTTTTCAAACAAAAACCAAAAGAAATTCCCTGCTTCGCAGGAAGGTTCTGTCTCTACAACTAAGTTGCAAGACTTAACATACAAAGCTGACGTGAAATTCTTCCAAAACTTAGTGATCGAATCAACGTTGTATGATCCGACCTTAATCATTGCACGTAGTAATTTTGTTACTACTTTGCTTTGACTAAGTTTAAAAAGATTAGGAAGACCAAGTAAGAGAGAATCTACGATTCCTTTTACAGCTTCTTCCAACCGTCTTATTACAGTTTTTCCCCTTCTTAGAAGGATTTCTGAATCTTTCAAAGAAAGACCAAGAAATGTAGAAATATCTGTTTTAATAGATTGGATAAACTGCTCTGGCAAGGTGTCTAATTTTCTTTGAAACTTAGACATGCTTATGATTTTATTTTCAAATCTTAGATTTAAAATAGAATCATTTCTGTCAGGGAGATAGAAATCATCGTTATCATAGATAACGGGAAGATAAAGATCTAAGATCTTATTCCTCCTATATGATTTTTTCTCAGGTGGTACTCTAGAGTTCTCACCGACAAAGGTCCAAAGATTCTTTGTTTGGATGAGAGACTCTATCTTAAGACGCGCTTGACTCTT